TTACTATTCTTAGTAAATCCCTTATAATACTATTTGCCATATCTGTAAAAGAAGCGGCTACACTCTTAGTACCCATAATCATTTCTATGAACGCTTCTCCCATGGAGTTAGTCATGCGTGTGGCGAGGTCATCGTAGATAGCTTTAGTATTTGCCGCCTGTGACTCAAGGAGCTCCCTTTGCGCCTCAACAGCTTTTGTTTGAATGTCCTTTCTTTTAGTTGCCTCATCTTTTTCATAATCGGTTATAAGTGCTTCGAGGTTAACCCAATCATCAATCATTGCTTGATGCATTTCCATCTTAGTTTGTGCTTCTACTTTTAGCATATTTTTAATTCTTTCAAATCTTTCAACATCATATAATGGTGTTGTGATTTCCTGTTTTGTTGCACTGGGAATTAAAGGAGGTACTGGTTTACCTGAAGTAATTGAGGGTCTTTTAATGACACCCCTGAAGAATGGCCCATCCATCATCCTCTCACCCTTCTTAACTAATTCCTGAAGCTCTTTAAAATTAGCAGTTGCCACGTCTTTGTAATCCAAAATTCCAGCGGAAGCCATTCCTAAAGCTTTACCTAAAGTAGATGCCCATGTTGCCATATGTGCCATACTACCCAATAAAATAGCTCCCTTTCTGCCATGAATTGCTAAGCCGACTATGCCATATTGCAGGATTGCTGTGTCGTAGGAGATAATGTCCCAAATTTTCTGAAGTGCTATCTTTATCTTTTCAATGTACTCAGGAACTTTGGTTTTGATCAAGGATTCATTAGCTTTAACCCATCGTTCCGCCTCATCGTTGATAGTTGACAACTGTGTTTTCAACTCATTGAAAATACCAGCCTCCATAATAAGGTTTCTAAATTGAAACCACTTATCACCCATCATACTCATCAAACCATCCCAGGTTTGAGCCATCTTTTCCGTAGCCCCACGAAATTGTGAGTCTTGTTTTTGCCACGCCTTCATCAATTGTGCTCGTGTTTCTTCTGCACTATACTTTACGCCTGCTGTAAAACCCAACATACTTGTAATTCCACGTTCGCGAAACGCGTCTGCAGCCGCGGCACCTGCGCTATACATTCTCACGATTTGCGACGTGGTTTCTTGAATACCCAAACCAGACACAGCCGCAAGGTCACCAATCATTGGCATCCATGTCCGTATTTCGTCAACACCACCTTTCATGACACCACTAAGTTGGGTGGCAGCCGCCATAATTTCATTAAATGCAAAAGGCACTCTGCCTGCATAATCAGCCATTTCTTGGAAAAGCCTACTCCCTTCGCTTTGTGATCTAAGCAGAATTTCCAAACGCAATCGGTAATTCTCCGTCTCTCTCGCAGCACTTAAAAACGACTTTGCAAGCCCCAGTGCACCAACTGCACCAGTCAAGGCACCAATGGCTATGGTCATTTTGGCGGTGCTACTTGTAATGCGACTCCATACGCCTGTAACATCACTACCACTAAGCTTCACTTTATTCGCAAAAGTTTGCACGTAGCTAGTGGCTTTAGCCAAGCCCGTATTTAAACCGGTGGTATTTACACCAATTTTGACTTTAAGATCTTCGTTCATCTGTTTCTAACCTTAGTTTCTAATTTTGACCCCTTTATCTTTGGAGGATTGTTTACTATATCTCTTTTAGGCATATCAGCTTTCATCTTTTCGTTGTTTACTTGTACATACAGTCTTAGTTTCTTCTTTTCTATCCTTGATAACTTTTCAAATCCCTCATGGGTGCAGTGAAGTATTTCTGCACATATACTCATATCAGCATAAAGTTGCGTAGTCTCTTTGGGCTCACCGACACCCATCAACGTTGCAAAAAATCGGACTCATTCGAATCCTCCCATTTAGTAAGCAGGCTAATATCGTCAACTATTTGAGTGAACTGTTCACCTGTTATGCCCATTGCCCTCAGCACTTCTACCTTCTTCTCATCGTCTTTAATAACATTACCATTTACATCAAGCATTGGTAAATCCAACCCACAAAGCACTATTTTCATACCAAGATTTGAATCGTGCTTACGTTTTGTTTTCAAGTAGTCCTCATCAGTAAAATCTGACAAATAAACCCATTGCGTGGTAATTATACCAAGATCTCTAGCTAGTTCACTGCCAGCTTCTACCTTACATTTCTTTGCAGGGGGCTGGGGTGCTAGTTTTTGAAAAGAATCCACTAGCTCTGAAATACCACTTGACTTAATAGGTATTTCCAACTTCTTGGCCTTGCCGTTATGAGTAACTTTAACAAAAGACACACCCCTACTTTCGAAAGGCGATTCCCCCTCCTTAAGTTCATTTAAGCGAACTACTGCAACTTCTTCTTTATTACCCATATTAATTTGCCCTCCTGTGTTTTAAATTATTACGTTGGCATGTATGGGCTGTTCAAGCTTACACCACCCGAAAAAGCAATGGTACGAGTAACATCACCATACACCATACCCGCCACAGCTACTACCACTTCATCTTCACCCTCAGTAACTACCAACTGGTCACCAGGAATGAACACCTCTCTCCACCTAAAACCCATATCAGTTACACCATCCCAAAGGACTTCCATATCCCATGCTTGCTTTGAAGTGTCTGCAAACTGGGGGGTTGACACACCATCAATCATACTCTCGCCCTTGGAACTTCTTAGTGTCTTACCCTTAACTACACATGGACTTGTGCCGCTAAGCATACGTAACATGTATTGAGTAGTAACATCATCTATACATTTAAACTCAAAGCTTATAGGTAAGGGAGCCATTTTCTCCTCATCCATACCTTTCTTATACTCAGCGTCAGCTGTGTAAACACCCCTATCCATAACCAAAATCTCCGCAGGTCTTGTACGCGCTATCGGAGCATTAAAACCCGCATTTACAAATAACACTTCTGCATAGACAGCTGCGGTAGTTTTTGAACCAATAGTGGTGCCAGAGTATATCCTTAATTCTCCATCACGATGTTGATAAATCACGGTAAGTACCTCCTTATTATTTAGTCAAAACTTCTGCTATGTTCTTTCTCATTATAACCTTTTTCTCAACAGACTTACTCTCGACAGACTCGTCTTCCATCAAATCACTCTTTGCTAAAAGATTCGCCAGGTTCTTAACCCTTTTCGTTGATAAGCCAGCGTTATGTAAAATAGCTTCAATCTTCCCTTTATCTAACCCCATATTATCTCCTCCTTATTAAGTAAATTCCTGCCGCCATTCCACGGCGACAGAATAATTGTACTGAAAGAAATCACTACTTGGTATTGGTCGATCTGTCACAATCTCTGACACACGCATTAATTGTAGTGAATTAGTAAAATCCCCAGTCGAAAAGTCATACAAGTTAATCCCATCTTTTATTTCAAAATAACCTGCGAGTATATCTCTTATTTCATAATGCCTATTGGTCTTTATAGTGTTCTGTTTTTTAACATATATGTTAAAATTAATAAGTGGCCTAACAAGCATTGCATTGATTGAACCACCTATTCCTCTTACATATTCAGTATCTCCGACTCCAAGTATAGTCTCCTCAATCCACTCATTATGTGCACTTTCAAAAGGCAACCCTTCATAATGAATAATGAAGCCCTCAGTAGTTGATAAGTTGTCTTGAATGTACTTTTCAATCGATGCTTTAAAATTTTGTAGCTTTCCACTACTTAAAAGTGCCATAATTATCCAGTCATATAAAATTTGTTCCAGTCTTTTTTATAAGCATCACTCATGTCTTTAGGTAATTTACCATGTCTCATTTCTCGCATACTCAATCTGACCATGCCAAACGGTGCAGCTTTTGAATGACCGAATTCCAAAAATATTATGTAAGACACGCCATTCACTATCTCTATCCATTTGTCTGGGCCTCTAAAGTTTTCACTGTAACCACCCTCTGATTTGCCAAGATTCTCGGCCACTTTACTGTAGTTTGGTGAGCTAGTAGTAACTACTATTCCAGCTCCGCTACCAATTCCAGCACTTAACTTCTCTGCTGAGTATATCCAACCGCCACGAGCGCGACCCATGTCTACGGGAGTTTTCTTCATTATCCTTGCAAGTAAATCAAATGCAAACTTCTTGAGTACATTTTCAGTACTTATATTTGTCCCCTTTAAAAACTGTTTTATGTGTTTATTAAAATTTTTAGTTTCAGTTTCTACAGTAAACATAGGAGCTGGCATGCTACACACCCCTCGCAAAAATCTGGTAAACGATCCCTATTGGATCCGCTTTAACATCTACGACATTATAAGTTACACCACCCTCAACTACCACATCAGAAATTGACAACACATTAGACACACCACTTTGCATAATAACAAATTTTATATCACTGAGTTGTATAGTCTCGCTCACTTCTGTGTTTCCAACC